TATGGTCGATATTAAGTCAATCGGGTTACTTTTGCTCCAGTTGGTATTTTCTCGACTTTGAATTTTTTGTTGTTCTTTTTGCTGTAGTTTGAGGCGGTTGCTCGAATTGAGTTTAGGTCTGACAGTTCAAACTCAACCGACTGATTAAGTTCAATGTTACTCAGGTTGTATTTAGCCATGAATTTTAATATTAATCTGAGTGTAAAATTAATTAATTTGAAAGTAAAAATGAAAGCATTATTACTAATTAATATTAACAATTTTTTGTGTGTAAGTGAAGAATCTGTGATGGGTGTTTTTGGGTAACATATGTATGAACATATGTAGCGACATATGAAAAACATGTCATTTTGAAAATGGCACTTTTTGGAAAAATGGAAATGTTAAAAAATGGAGATTTCGATGTAATTAAGTGATTTTGAAAGAATTATAAAATAACATATGTTGTATCATATGTTCAACATATGGAAACTATAAATAATATTATATAATTATAGTTTATAGGGTATAGTAAAAAATAAAAAAGGCGTGCGAAAAAAATTGAAGTTTGGAGGGTGATTTTGGGTGATTGTTTTGGCTCTGAAAATTAATATTAATTCGTATTATCCGTGTTAGCGGGTTTAATATGAATTAATATTACCGCCTGTCGCTTGCATAGTTAATTTATAGGAGCGTTTCTCCGGTTTTAAATACATACGTACTACTTTGATTCTCCGGTTCGTTAAATCAAAGATTTTTAAAGGGGTGTTTTTTGGGTTGATTTTTGGTAAATTTTTGATTCAGGCAGCCGTCACTTTTTTTAGCCGTATCATTTCGTTAATAATTAATTCCTTGCCAGGGGAAACATAAGAATTTCGTGTTACCTCCTCCGTGTTGCCAAGCATGTCAGAAATTGCTGGGATGGAATAACCCTCCTGCCGCTTTCGGCGTTACTGATCGTACTCATAGAGGCTTCTATGAGGCCGGCCAACTCTGTTTGATTTAATCCAAGGACTGACCTTATAGCCTTTAGTTTGTCAGCCATCGAATGGGGTTTTTGTTTGTTAATGGTTATTCACTTTTAATTGTTAATAATTAATAGTACATTTAATATGATTTAATTTGCAATTCGTATTAATTCGTATTATATTTGTACACGAATTACTACGCAAATATATAAAATTAATATCAATGCAATCAAGCGAACAAGAAAAAAACAGGTGGGCCAAACTTTACGATCATGGGGATTATTCCAAAATAGCCCGTGAAATAAGCCCAAGCACCCAATCCTACCAGGTAAAAAAGGTCATGGATAGCGGTGAGGGGTCCCATATATATGTTTCTGCCATAACCCGGTTCTATAATAAAAGGGAGGCGGTAATGGCACAATTAACCTCAAACGAACAGGAGGCTTAACCATGAACTCAGGAAACCCAGCGCACGACGCAACAGACCATTTTAATCAGGTTGAGTTCGAGGAAAGAACCCGCATTGCAAAAGCGGTAAAATGTGACTTCTGCAAAAGAAACTTTTATGCCGGGGGCGTTCAACTCGAATGGGACTGCGCCTGTGATGACTGCGTGGAAGATGGGACTGTTCGGGATGAGTTAAAAGACTGCGGAATGTCCAACACTCTTATTGATTCAATTTTTAACCAATCAACTAAAATCGAACACTAAAAAACCTATGCAAAAAATTAAGCAGAAACACTACGGGAATATTGAAATAGACCAAAGAGAAAAGGATTGTATAATCGTATGGGGGGGGGTGTCTGGAGTAAAGATTAAAGACCCACAATGCATAATTATAGACCGTGATAGCTTAAACGAATTAATTAAAAAATTGCAAGATGGGACTAACTGAAAATCAAAAGAGAGTATTTCAAATGTACGCAGACGGATTGCCATATACTGAAATAGCTGCTGCATTGAAAAAATCAAAAAATAACATTCACTCAACCATGTGGTACGTTGTTGGTAAATACAATTTCGCCAACCCGACACACGCTGCTGTTGAATTAGTAAGAAAAGGAGTAATAGATTAAATCGAACACTAATGAATAGTTATGTAAAAGGGTTGGCAAAAGACTTAGTTTTGGTTCAACACCGTGAATTGATAAAAGAGTATTGCGTTCAGTCGGACGTGGACTTCTTTGTAATAAAGGAACTCAAATTGAAGGCTCAGGCACTTGAATCGGAGTTGAAAAACATCACCGGCGCATACGAATCCTCGGTAAAAGAACGGGAGTTTTTAATTGAAAAAGTCCACATACTCAGAACTGAACTTGCAAAAAAGCCAGTTGCGCAACCAAAGGACTGTTCCAAAGCTGAGGCCAAATACAATGACCTTCTTAAAGATACGCTTGAGTTGATTCGGCTCCAGGGTAATTACATGGCAACATACAACAGCCGAATAAAAGACCAATACACCGCTTTTTTAAATCAGTACAAACTAAAACACGTTAAAAAATGAGCATTGTGACTTTCATATTCGGCCCGGGTAATTACGGAGGATCCTTTCAGGAGGAAATGGCAGCAAAGCCGGTAAGACATAACAAGGTGCTTCAGTTCTTTAAAAACCTACTCAAAATCAGGAAAAATGGGAATGTTACAGCCTAAGCCTTACAAGGTGTTCAGAAACGGTGAATGGGTGCTTATTACTCCTCCTCCGGTTGAGTACAAAGGCGATGACCAACTGAAGTCAATACAGGTTACAAATAACGGACTATTTAAAAAATTCAAAAAACGCAAAAACAAAAAACCATGAAAGAGATCGAAAAACTACAAAAGGAAATTGAGAAAAAGGAGCATGAACTCGCTAACATGGAGCTTCAGATTAAGGCCATGACTGAATTACACGAGTTATTGAAAGCTGCTCAGGAAACCCGTAAACAAACGCTTGAGGCGCGCAAAGTCCTTCACCAAGTAAATAACAATTAACCCATAAATCTAACCCCCAACAATGGAAACAACAGAAATCACAAAACAACTTGACGAAAGCGTCCTTTCGGTAATTGGCAGCAAAACGCTGGCCGGATTTGAAAAGGCCGGAAAGGTTGCTCAGGCAGTATCTGACCTTAAAAAACTGCTTACGGACGAATACATGAAGCCGATAATGAACCTACAGGGCAACCGCTTAGGCTTCAGGACCGACAAAGACAAAAACGGAGGTTACCCGGTGGAGGTGGTAAAAAACTGCCTTATTGAAGCCGTCCTGATGGGATTGCAGCCAACTGGAAACCAGTTTAACATTATTGCCGGCAATATGTACCCAACAAAGGAGGGATGCGGATATCTTTTAAACCGGTTCCCGGGTTTATCTTACCGGATTGTTTGTGGTTTGCCAAAGGTGAACCAGGAAAAGACAAGCGCGGCCGTGGAGGTAAACATTACATGGAAGCTGAACGGCGAGCAAAAAACAGAGGTTGTGCCTATTCCGATTAAGATAGATTCTTATGCCTCTGTGGATTCAATCATTGGTAAAGCTACCCGTAAGGGCAGGGCATGGCTCCTGAGCGTTGTTTCAGGGGTTGAGGTAACGGACGGCGAGGTTGAGGACGTAAATCACAGGGTTGTGAGTACGGCTGTAAATTTCGATCCTGAGGACCTCCAGTTCATGTATGAAACAACGGACAAGGAACTGCAGCAAATCACGGCTGAGGAGGTTGCGTTCATTGAACGGGTGCTGAAAAACAAGGAGGTTCAGTCTTACGGAAAAGTTCACAAAATTTTAACAAGATAGGCCATGAAAATAACTTTATCAAAATCGACAAACACTCTTTTAGAGGAGTTTTATTGGGTTAGGTCGGATGATGGATCTATCACTAAGTGCTTCGTTAATGAGGATGAGGCTTTAAAGTTTTATCACAGTATTAAGATATCAAACCCAAAAGAGGAAATAATAATGGAAAAGGAGGTATCAGATGCAAACCATGATTAACAATTCGGCACGAATCGGCAACTTTACGAGCAGTAAAATCGGGGCTTTAATGTCCACCGGAAAACAAGCTCACGGCTTTGGAGTTCCAGCCATAACCTACATAAAAGAGCGCAATTTCGAACGCAAGCTGGGAAGGGCAATATCAGCCGAATCAAACGCGCGTCCATTGGCATGGGGCAAACTACTCGAAAAGCGGGTGTTTGACCTCCTGGGACTTGAATACATCCTTTGCAGCCATGAAACCATTATTCACCCAACGATTGAATATTGGTCAGGCAGCCCGGATGCAAGGAAGGATGATGGAACCGTTTGCGATGTGAAATGCCCTGAAACCCTCAAATCCTTCTGCATTTTATCCGAGTGCAAAACTATTGATGACGTAAGACAAAACCACGACAAAGGCGAGGAATACTATTGGCAGCTCGTTTCAAATGCGGTATTGACCAATTCAAACAAAGCCGAACTGATTGTTTACATGCCTTACCTCTCCGAACTTCAGGAAATCAGGGATTTGTGCTTTTCGGTTCCACCGGATGAGGCTTACAAATATTATTGGATTGCCAATGGTAACGACGAGGAACTGCCCTATTTGCCCGATGGCTGCTTTTACAAAAACATGCACGTTATCTCGTTTGATGTGCCTGAAGCGGACAAGGAACTTTTAAAGGAGCGGGTTCTCTTAGGCGGAACCATGCTTGAGCCTCACTTTTCAAAAACAGTTTAAAATGTCATACTACAATACAACATACCAAACCGGACAAACTCTTATCGAGTTCTCTGAAAAAGCAGACAAACAGGATTCGCTTGTTTTCGATGTTTTCAGATTCAATCCCGATAAAGAATTTACCCCGTTTAATGTTCAGTATGAGTTGCAAAAAATTGGCAAACATTATCCTATCACCTCAATAAGACGTTCAATCAATACGCTAACCAAAGATGGAAAACTCAAAAAACTTGAAAGGCTCGTCCTCGGAGATTATGACAGACCAAACCACACCTGGAAGTTTAACAAGGATTAGGCATTGGTGGGCTGATGTATTGCTCGATTGGGCTTTGCAGGTATCGCCAAAGTCAACAAAAGAAGGTAGAAGGATTCGGGAACTTGTGGCGGCCCATGATTCGCTGAAATAGTTATAAAGCCAAAAATCAAATGTTATTATGCCAAAAGACCCAGCAGTACTTTTTTACACGTCGGACTTCCTTTCAGGGACGGCGTTTTTTACAGACGAACAGAAAGGACAATACATCACACTGCTTTGCCAACAACACCAAAGCGACATAATACCTGAAGAACACATGATAAAAGTATGCGGATCAATAAACTCACCGGTTGTTTCAAAGTTCAAAAAAACAAATGGAGGGTATTATAATGTAAGGATGAGAGAGGAAAAGGAAAGGCGGGCAGCGTATTGTGAAGGCAGGAGGAAAAATAAACTGAACGGAAGTAAAAAAGAAAAGGAAGTTGAGAAAGCAGAACCCGAACCAATGCCAACACGAATTGTAGAAACAGGAATAATTGGGGGCGATGCTCAAAACCTACTCGAAGCCTATTTTTATGACTTTCCGAACTCAGTAAACTGCGAAAACATTGCAAGGATTCTGAAGGTTGACAAGGCCGTGTTGGTTGCTGCTCTCCCTGCATTTCGTAAAGCGGCCAATCTATCCTATCCCAATGGCATAAAATTCGCCGAGCATTTTAAGAACTGGTATTTGAAACAGAAAAGCACAGAACAACCAAAAGAATTTAAAGTTAAAAAATTAGGGCAGTAATATGAGGCAATCAGGAAACATACAGCCATGCGTACCGGAAATTGAGGATGCTTTGATTGGGGCCATACTGCTGGAGCCATTCGTTTTGCCCAAAGTAGTGGCAATGCTAAAGCCTGAGTGCTTCTACAAGGCCGATAATAGGCTCATTTTTACCGCCTGTATTGCCCTGTGGCAATCAAATCAGGTAATTGACATACTCACCACCACTCAGAAATTAAAGGCTTTAAATCAACTCGAATCAGTCGGAGGGGCTTATGGGGTTTCAGGCAAAACAAACCGGGTCGCCTCAGCCGCAAACGCTGAAATTCACGCAGCCCTGATTTACGAAAAATACGTGCTTAGGGAACTCATGCGCATTTCAAACAAAACTCAGATGCTTTGTGAGGAACCCAAAGCGGATGCCCTGGAAATACTCGAAACCATATTTAAGGACTTCGCAAAGGTTGACTTTATAGGTAAATCCAACGTTCAACAAGTCGGGGATGTGGCAATTTCGGTAATCGAACAGATTAAGAGTATTGGACCGGATCACATAAAGCCCGGAATCGGAACCGGACACAAAGGCGTTGATTGTTATTACTCAAAGCAAAAGCAGGATTTGACCATAATAGCAGCAAGGCCAGGACAGGGAAAAACGGCTTACATGCTCTCCCTTGCAAAGCATACGGCCATTAAGTTGCAGAAACCTGTGGCAATTTTCAGCCTTGAGATGTCAACCGTGAAATTGGTCAATAGGCTTATGGCTTCTGAATCTGAGGTAAGTTCCAAAAACATTAACGAACAAAGGATAAGCCCAAATGAACTGATGGCTTTGGGTGGTGGTATCTCTCGCCTCATTGATGCCCCGCTTTACATTGATGACACAGCCGGGTTGGATATTATGTCCCTGCGCTCGAAGGTTCGTAAAATGAAACAGCAATACGGAATTGAGGAGGTTTACATTGATTACCTCCAGTTGATGGGTTCAAAGGAGAAAGGCAACAACCGTGAACAGGAAATAAGCCACATTTCCCGTAACCTTAAAATGATTGCCAAAGAGGAGGATATTTGCATTACCGCCCTATCTCAGTTGAGCCGTAAGGTGGAGGAAAGGCCAAGTAAAAAACCACAGCTTTCAGATTTAAGGGAATCGGGAGCCATCGAACAGGATGCCGACACCGTGTTTTTTATCATGCGGCCTGAGTATTACGGGATGGGTGCTGATAATGGTCTTTATGAAGGTGAAACCTTTGGAGGCCGCAACCTCAACGTTGCAGGGCTTATGCTGCTCGATTGTGCAAAGTACCGAGAGGGGGCCTTATTTCAATCCCCTTTACTGTTTGTCGGGGAATATATGCAGGTGCTGGATCACCCGCAAATTTACGGACAGCCTGAAGTTGTGGATTACAAAGCAATGCAAGCGAATGATAATTTTTTAAATCAGTAATTATGGCAGAAAACTTTAAAAGATGCGGGGAAGGTGATAACACCTGTAACTGCAAAACAGAATCCGAATGTGGATATTTATCTGATGACGGAGAATTGTTTACAGACAAAAGCAAATACATTAAACGACAGCACGAAATCAACATGAAAAAACTTAAAATAATAAACAAAACACATTGGTTGGAATCTGCCTGGGTTTTTCTTTTGTGTTTTATTGCTGGGTATTTATTTTGTGGATTTATGCACATACTTTAAATCAATAAACATGAAAACACTATTATTAACAGCAGCAATTTTATCAATTTTCGCATTCATTTGTTTCAAAATGAAAATAGAGCAGCTAATAAATTTAGCGATTGGAATTTGCATAATCGGATTCATTTGCTCTGTCGTGCTTTTGGTCGTAATGAGAAAAGACAATCCGAAGCCTGAAACTCCAAAAGAAAAGAAACAGGAATACGACTCATGCGGAGTTTGCAGGATTGTAAAACAGTATTCACTTAATGTAAACGTTCATCATTATGGGGATTCGGTTGAGTAACGGTTCTGGGCTTGTGGCAGTGCGGATTCAACCGACAAACTTAAATATAAAGAACGAGGAAAAACTTTTATTAAAATGAGCGTAGGAAAAGAAATTACAGTTACGAGAGAATGGGCGATGCCAAGCATTTGGACATTTAAGGTTAAGCCATTCAAAGAGATAATACTAAAATACTTAACCGATGGATGGGCAGACCCTTTTGCTGGTGAAAACTCCCCTGCTGAAATAACGAATGATATTGAGGGGCGGGGCAATAAACATCAAATGGATGCGCTGGAGTTTCTAAAATCATTGCCAGATAATTCGGTAAACGGAGTGCTGTTTGACCCGCCCTATTCAACTGAACAATGTTTGCGGAGATACACACCAAGCAAAAGGGAACTGCTGGAAGGGCCGAATATTGGGCTAAATGCAAAGATGAAATTGCAAGGATAGTTCGACCCGAGGGAACTGTAATTTCTTTTTGTTGGGACAGCACAGGCGTTGGAAAGAAACGAGGGTTTGAAATTGTGGAAGTGAAATTGGTATGTCACGGAGCTTGTCATAACGATACAATTGTTACCGTTGAACGAAAGCGGGTAGGAGATTTTAATAAAAGTTTTTCAGCACCAAGTTTATTTGAAACCGAAAACGAAGCATTGCCACAAGCCCATGTTAGCAGTCAGGTTTGCTCACATAGCGGATTTGATGTAAAAACAGATAGATACGGATATTGTGTGAAATGCAATAAAAATTTAGGATATGTTAGATTGTGAGCAAACTTGCTGCTAACGGACAAGTATAAAAGCAGTAACGTATGAGAAATAAAATAGAACAAATAATGAACAAGGTTGAAAGCGGAGATTTGGCTTACCATGATGCAGTGGATGAGTTATTGCTTTTATACAATGTTATACCTTCGTTGCCGACTCATATTGAGGCTGGTATTGAAGCCAAACGATACGCAGACATAATGAATAGTAAAGGCGAGTTTAATGGTTTTCACGAACTTGATTTTTACAATGGAACTGTTTGGCTTAGACAGAAGATTGAAGGCAATGAGGTATAACGTTTTGCAGATTTGCGATGGGCGGGATTAATAACTAAAATTTTGATATGAAAACAGAACTTGATAAAAACGAAAAACTTTCAACGGAGCAAGAAGCCCCGCCTATTGCAAATGTGCTGTTAGGCGTAGGTTTTTATCGCTGTGGCTACTGTGGGCAACCGACAGATAAAGATGGTGAGCCGTTGGATTTAGAAGCGTGTAAAACATGGCAAGAAGATAAAGCAGAGTTGGTACATGGAAATTGTTGTGTGCATGAACAAAACCAACGGCAGACAATTATAGTGACAAGGGATATGGCTATTGATGCAGGAGATATGTCGTTGGAGGGTCAGGAGTGGGTTTGGTAAACTTACGCCTAACTACCGGCTACACGCAATTTAATAAATTCAACCTATGGAAAAAGCTAAGATTCAGGAAAATACACAAAAGCTGATTGAGTTCGTTGGCCGCAAATTTGAGGCTGGCGAACTCGACAACGATAGCTTGGTTGAACTTTTTAAACATTGTGGAATGTACCTAAATCTTAGAACCATTCCTGAATACGCAAAGCAAATGGGAATGAGTTATGAAGGCGCAAAAAAGTTCAGAAGGACTGAGGAAATATTCGGCGTTAAGTTTGTTATTGATAACGAGTGATTAACGCCTGAACAGAAGCGCAAGCACTACAACCACAGCTAACAGAATCCATCCGAGCCACTTTTGCCATGCGGGTTCTGGCTTGTATTCGTTGTTGGTTACGGCAACGGGAACCTCAATGAACATAGTGTCAGTTTTACACTTGCCATCCACAAAGATTGAATCCCCAGGTAAACGAACAAGTTTAATTTGAAGCCTATCCTTGTTAATGTAAACAGTGTCGTGTCCGAGGCTTACAATGGTGTCTGTGTGTACTTCAGGAACAATCACAGTATCACGAACAAACACGGTGTCCGTTCTGCTGGTTAAACCGCATTTCTTTTCAACTTGCTTCAGGTGCCATGAACAGCCACAGGAGCTGAGTATTGTTGCCGAAAATATTAGTAAAATTAACCTCATTAATAAGTTATGTTTTCTTTTATATATTTATTGTATGCATACGCAGCACCAAGCTCGCACGGGTAAAGTCCAATGTGGACTTTTTTGTTATTTATTCCGGAGGTAGCCCTATAATTTTCACCACACTTTGAAACACCAGCAAATCTTCCTTTTCTTTTTCTATCCTTTGTATTATTAATTTGCTGCTTTATTATTTGCAAATTAGACAATTTGTTGTTTTTCTTATCGTTATTTATGTGGTCAATCACAAACTTTCTGTTTACACTGTGATTTAAAAAGGCTTCAGCAACTAACGCGTGTATTCTTTTATTTTTCGCTTCACCAAATTTACTTAGCCTAACATTTAAATAACCGTGATTATCCTCTATTTTTGACAACTCCCTACCTAAAACAACCTTATAACCACCCCTATAGTGTTTAACATTTCTGTCGTGTGAAATTACATTTCCAAAATTTGAAACGGAATAAATACCCTCATACCCAACAACCGGAAGCCATGTTTCTATTTCTAATTTCATATACAGGAGTTAAGTAGAAGCAACAAAACACAAACACCAACCATGTAAAGAGCTAATTTAAAGAACTCCTTATAATCGGGTTCAAAGTTGGCCGACGTGTTCATGTTTGCAAATTTAGTTAATTAATTTGGAATATGGAAATAAATTTGTATATTTGTACCGTATCTGAAGTTGGGCTAGTCTTTTTAGTAGGATACCTCCGAGAAACCTTCTCAGCACATTAAGCCCCGTTTATTCGGGGTTTTTTGTTTCTTCCTCTTTAAAGAAGTTTGTAACCATCTTACCCAATACACCAAATACGTTTAAACTGAATATAAGCCACGTTTTAGTATGTTCTTCAATCGGCGCGCCCATCATCATGGCAGCTAAAGAAGTGCATCCCACAAGGATTGTATCGCCTATTTTTCTAAACAGGGTAGGGGTTGGTTTGTAGTAATTTGATATTTTCATTTCTATTGTCTGTAATATTCAGCGTTATTACTGAATATGGGCTTATTGTCGGTAATTGTTATCATAACTGGCGCTGGGAGGTTCTCACTCCCATTCCCCCACCTATTTGTGGGTGGCCTTTATTTTGACGGAAGCGCCATTACGTTATGACTTTTGTACCTTGTCTTTATACTCTACGTGAGTTTTAATTCCTTTACTTGCGTTACTTCGAATGATTGAACTAATAACTGGGTAAATTTGCTCGTATTTCTTTCTGCTATTTAATACAGCCTTTTGTCCTTTTACCTCTCCGATAGTTGAACCTACAATATAGCAGCCGTCCGTATCGTCATCTGTATTCCCCCAATGCCAAAGAATCCGTGAGAAATTAGGCACGTTCAAAACCGTGATTAATTTGTGCGGTGTTTGAAATTCAGCATTCTGAACCCTGCTTATTTCAGGTATCCTGTTACTAACAAAATAGTCTTTAGAGAATCTTGGGGAGTGAGTTAAAGCTAATTCATAAACCCCATTAGGTATTCTGGTTTCTCCATGAACCTTAACATTCCTTGCCTCATCCTCAATCCCATAACCATAAAAAGCACCTAATATAAAGAACTCGGAAAGTGTCCAGTCCGCTTCGCTTGGGTATCTTTTAACGGTTACAGAAATCATCTTTCTTCTGGTACTCTGGTTTCTGCTGGTAACATGGCATCCCCGATATAATTTTTAATATTATACCTCATATCCCTTTTAATCAGTTCATCCGCCTGTTTGTACTGAATGTCAATTATATCAATTCTGTGGTTAATGTCTGATAGGGCTAATTTGTTACCGTAATAAACACCCACAATAGTAACGGCTAAATGCGCTACACCTATTACGGCTGCGGTTGCTTTAGATATTGATATGTTTGATTTTTCAATGTTCATAGATTAATAAATGGAGTAGTATTCATTTATGTTTTGCTCAATTCCAGCCTTTTCATTCAGTTTATCATTTGCGTAAATTATAACCTCTTGCATATAACCAACAAAATTAAATGCTGGGTCGCTCTCTCCGCTTAAATTTGTTATTGTAAATGAGTTGTTCCCACTAAGAGCAAATGAGTTAAAGGATATGGAGCCATCATAGTATCTTTGGTAAATTCTTCCGTTTCTAAAATCCGTTAATATAAACTGATTGTTTAACGCAAAATCACCGCCTGTATTTGTTCCCGTTGAGCCGTTTATGTTTATAAAAGTATCAGTTGCCCCCCTATAACACATATAGGTATTTGCGCCACCACCTATAAACTCTCTGTCGTTTGTGGTTTGATTTATAACAGAAAAAACAGTGTGTTGAGTTCCTAAATTTATAGACGAACCAAAAACCAATCTTACGTTTCCGCCTGTGTGATAAACTGCCACTTTGCCATTTACTTTATCCAAAACCCCTGCGCTTCCTATTCGTGGCCTGTTTCCTATTGTGTTTGTGGCGTGGTTTCCGTTTCCGCTTCTGTCATACCATTTACTTACATATAAATCCCCAGCACCCATAAATGTGGTCATGGCAGCCTCATCAATATCATTACCAACAAAGCCAATATCTAATGTGGTGTTATCGCTTGACCTCTGTACCTCCATCGCATAAGAGCCAACAAAATTAGATTGATTTCTTACAGAATAAATTACCTCGGCACCAGTTGGTATTGTGTTTTCGGGGGTTGCAATCCCATCAATAGAATACATGAAGTTATCCATGTTTCCGGTTATTCTATACAGCTTTCCATCAGCCACCCCAAATCCAGAAGCGTGTGTTTCTTTTGGATTGTCGTATAATTGCGTCCATGTAGAAAAATCAGAAGTGTAATAAACACCCCTATCATTATCTCCAGTTCCATTAATTGTTCCGTTTAAGTGCCAAAATTTACCCTCAAAATATTCTCCCTTTTGATAAGTGCCACGCATTGCGGCTGGAAGTGTTCCAATATTTGTCCAATTTGCGCCTCCATCTGTGCTTTTTAAAATCGCAGTTTGACCACTTGAAAGATATGTACCGCCACCCCATAAATAAAGTGAAGACCCGTCCGAAACTAAAATAGATGACAAATAATCGCCTGCTGGTAAACTACCAACAGTAGTCCAGTTTATGCAGTCCGAACTCCTTACAACACTTGTTAAATAAGTTCCGGGCAATGCAGTAACACCACCAGCGGCATAAAAATAACCCTGATGGTAAGTATAAGCGGCCACATATCTATCCCCCCAATCCCCGGTCATTGCGGCTGAAACTAAAACCCAGCCGTCTGCCTCGTTGTATTTATAAGATGTTTTTCCTGTATTTTGTAGGTCGTTACCAAATTTCCAAATAAAACCACCAACAGAAACACACCCAAAAGTATGCACCCCATCAAAAGGAGCGTCTGCTAATTGTGTCCACGTGGACGGGTCGTCGGGTGTTGCGTTTACCCAATGTTCGTTTGTACTATCATTTGTTGCAGCAAATTCAGCGGGATTCCATCCGCCAATTAAGTGAAGCTTATTTTCATGCCAAACAAGCGCAGGGCCATCTCTTGCTACTAAATTTACTGGCGTGTCTGTGTTTAAATCAATAGTTCTAAATACAAATGACGAGGCGAAGTTGCCCCCCCCACCCCTCCTAAAGTACGGGCTTATTTTCTTTAACTTCCGCTTCATTAAACCAGGTCAATCTTTACTGTAATTTCTTCAGCACTAATTGGAGTATAAGCAGCAGAAGCAACCAAAACAGCGTAAACACTTGTTCCGTTTGTGGCCGTCATATCCGAATCATAACTCACGTTTGGTAAGTTAATGGACGCTGCTGGTGAATCGCTGATCTTACAGGCCGCAAAAGCGGACCATTCAGTATGCGAAACCTTACCCAAAAAGCTTTTAATCTGTGAATCACTTGGCGCAAAAGCGGCGTTATCTGCTGCAATAGTGAAAGATTCACTAAAGAAGTAAATGTCAATCGCCGTGGTGCTTGCCTCGTTTGAACTCATTAAGTGAGTGGCCAGGATAACCAAATCCTTTTCCCCGTTTACCGGTAGTTCAATAGGGATAGTTACCCCGTCTCCATTTATTACGTCTCCGGCTGCATAAGCCGTGGTGTTTGCTGGTCTGGTTATTGTTGCTTTTGAAATCATGGTGTTAATGGTATTTGGCAGTAGTTAATTCCTTGAGTTAGTGTTATTTTTAATGTGAACATCCATCCGCATACCGAATCCTCTTTGGTTCCGATCATTGATTGCATGGTGATAGGTAAATCTATTTTAATAGCTTGCCCCCAATCGTGCTTTTTTAAATAAGACACAACATCGTTGGCTATTAGTTTTGTATCGCTTAGAGATTCAAGAGTGGAGGCGTATTCGTTTTGTTTGTTTGGTTTATCAGTAATTAAAAAGTCAAAATAATACGAATCGGTCTGTTCTGAAAACTCTGAGGCTGTATCGCTTAAATCAAAAAACAATTCAGGGTAAACGGGGGACGTTTCGCCAACTTCAGGGATCACACCAAACACGCAGCTATTTATCTGCTCGTGTCTTTGGGCGAATGTCTTTATTTCGCTTACTATGTTGTTTAAACTTAACACCTTCTTTTTCTAAGTATTCACGTAATTTTTTTTCGTATTCTTTTTCAATCTTTCCCATTAGAACGGCTGATTGCTGATGTCTTTGTCTTTCTTACAGGTATTGTTGTAATAATCCCCCAAAGTGTTTTTGTATGGACTATCTGGTAAAAACATATCAATATTGTGTCCGTTGTTTGATGGTACCTGTCGGTCTAATCCGTTATTTGTGAAGTAAGCCGGATAGTCCGATTGATGGGCTATGATGTAGTTCGTCATCATTTGAACGTAAGCCTCTGCATCCGTTTTCCATTCCTGAGTATAAAACTTTAATGAATTGGGATCTAGCGGTGTTGCGTTATCTGCACTCACTTGCATGATTCCTTTATTCATAAACCGGTACTGAACCGCTACCGGGGCCTTACATTGAATATAAAGCACCATTATTTTAAGGATGTAATCGTTTAGTAAAGTGGCATTAGCGGCGGTTAATGTAGTTGGCGGAGTAGATTGGGTTTTTATTTGGTTGTATAAATCAGTCCCAAGGGCGTTCTGAATAAAAATATCCTGCACCGTTTCAATAACATGAGTGAGTTTGGTAAAGTCCACATTGTTATCAATGATTCCCTTTTCCTTCAGGTAGTTTTGAGATATTAATAAATGCGCCATTACTTCTTACGTCTTCTGATTTTGGTTACTGCACCCCATACGTGTCTGCACCAAGGGGTTGTTTCTTCTCCGTTGTTATAGAATCCACCTCTGTAATCCCAGGCATTCTCCCCAAACTCATTATTCAATCTGTTAATGGCCTCGTAACTTAATGCCTTTCTTCTGGTCAACTGCACCATATCCCGGCAAAATTGGCGGGTAGTGCTTTTGATAACCGGGCCGCTTACGTCAGGCCTTTTGGTGTACACGTACTCTGTATATATTTCTGAATCCACCTCATAGTCTAAGCCCTTCTGAGTTGGCTTGATTATGTCACGGACCAACACAATCAATTTGTACTTTGAGAGGTCATTTAAAACCCTTTCCAGGAGGCCGGGTTCAATATTCAGGTCTTTAGTTAATGTTTCCTTATCCGCTTCTGGATTGGCTTGTATTGCCACCATTACGTTATCTAAAACCTCTTTGGGTACCGGTTCCTCAAACTTAACGCTGTTGGTTTGGAAACTAACACTTAATACCTCATCCGATTCGTCTACATCGTGAGCGTATTTATTGAATAGAGCCAAAAAAGTATTGTCATCCGCAAGGCAGACGTGTTTGCTGAAAGTGGCCGCATTGTCATCGTTTTCGTTTAGGAATTTAGAGGCTTCGGCCTCAGTCAACCCATACCCGGAAGTTAATCTTAGAATAGCTTGCTGCCTTGTCATTTGCCCCTTGTCGAACTGTCTTACAATTCTCAACATATCCTGACTTTCACGGCCTGACAATCCTTTTAGGTTTTGGTTTACGATTCCTGCTCCGGTTCCCGCCGATCCGTTTTGATTTTCCGGCAACTTAATGCCGTACTTTTCAACCAAGTAATTAATGACAATGTTCGGGTCTTTGGCGTTAAGCGCATTAATTACATTTTGGTTTTCCAAAGGCAACTCGATTCCAATAGGCTGCACTTGCTCAACAACAAACTCAACTTCCTGACCGAATCTGGCCTTATAAAAAGCCTTCATAACCAATAGGTCCGCTTCCTGCTTTACCTTTGCGTACTCATTAATAAACAGTTCGTGAGCCTCTATTAATTCGGTTCTGTTTCCCAACTGCCCCTCAGTCTTTATCTTAAAAAGAACCCCTGAAACATTATGCCCGGTTAGTTTCTTTTGCTGATTCCTTTTGGAAATAGCCTCGTATTGTTTGTCTAAGTCATTGGTTGGAACGGCTGTTATCTCCGTTGGCTTACCGTTTACGTCCGTGAAAACAACAACCGTGTCCCCTGTATTGTCCTCTCCCCCGTGATTTCCCTTTATTTTTCCGGCCAATTCCTCCTGAGCCACTTTGTCCTTCATTCCGTTAAACACGGTAACGATATGGCCGGCACTAAAGTTTTTTCCTACAAGGGAATTGCCAAATGTTGAAATTCTTACATCGGTGTCAATGTCCAGGGTGCAGGATAAATACTCCGGCTGTG